AGCGCAAATATTAGCTCTATATATTCTTCAAGTGGTGCAGTAGATTTAAGTAGTCTTTCGCCTTTAGGTTGGTGGCGCATGGGAGATGGCGATACATTTCCAACATTGACTGATAATGGTTCGGGAGGAAACAACGGAACAATGACAAACATGACCAGTGGCAATATTATAACAGATGTACCTACATAAACTAAACATATGTCAAACTACTATCGTTCCATATTAAACGTACAGTCTCCGTCTTTCACTAACACAAAGAGCGTAAGGTTTGACGGAATTGATGATTTTGTAGATTGTGGTAATACAGGAATTCTTAATGGCGGAACGCAACTTACCATATCGGGTTGGTTTAAAACAACCGACACTACTAAAACACAAATTTTATTTAGCCAATTTTCAGGTAAAAAATATGTTGAAATGACCTTAATAAGCGGAGGTCTATATGGTTGGGTTGGAGATGGTACGTCAACAACCAACTTTAACATAGTTAATTCCACTAATTTAGGCATATCGAACAATACTTGGTTTCACTTAATTTATGTCTTTGACGGTAGTCAATCAAGCAACGGAACAAGATTAAAAATTTATAAAAACGGAACATTATTAACTTGGTCTACAATTAGAACAATACCCACAACATTAGCAACCGATTCTTCAAATACTTATATAGGCAGAAGAAATTTAATCGATACATTTAGCGGTAACATCGATGAAGTTGCATTTTGGCATAGTTTACCAAATGTAACTGATATATACACAGGTACAACCGCTACAGATTTAAGTGCATTATCTCCTGTCTCTTGGTGGCGTATGGGAGACGGTGATACATTCCCAACACTAACCGACAACGGAAGCGGTGGTAACAATGGAACAATGACCAATATGACAAGCGGCAATATAGTAACAGATGTGCCTACATAAATAATTTGTTATCTTTGTATAAAACAAAACATTATGCCAACAGTACCAAGTAACGAACAGTTTGTAGGAATATCAGCCTCAGAGGATTTAATTGAAAGAGGTTCAGCACAGACAAACAGCGCAAGAACGATATATACATATGCCGACCTAAAGCTAGGATCGCAGTCCGCTATCGCTAAGACGGGTGTTGCAATATCATTCACCGAGAGTGAGATATACAACACATCAGCAGCGGCAGGAACGGGTAACATCACAAACGATTTAACTAACGCACAGTTGGGAATCGTTCAGAAGTTGTACCACCAAGAGGGTTCAGCACCTACAGTACCTGCGGGATGGGTTCTTATGGGGTCAGGTACATACAGTACATCAGCACTTAACGTAATCTATGCTGAGTGGTGTGGAGGAACAAGAGTTGAGTATTGGATTGTACAGCCTGCATAGATGTCAAACTACTACCGCTCCATATTAAACGTACAGTCTCCGTCTTTCACTAACACAAAGAGCGTAATCTTTGACGGTGTAGATGACTTTGTAACATTAGGAAGTCCTGTAAATCTAAGAATAACAGGTAGTGTATCGGTGTCTTGTTGGGTTAAATATACAGATAGTGGAGGTACAAGGTATATTAATAGCTTTGGGGATAAATATGGACTATATATTAATAGTGGTAAATTATTTTGGCATTATAGAAATACAGCCAACCAATTCAAGTCAGTAGGTTCTTTAAGCACTTTTAATGACGGTCAATGGCATCACGTTATGGGTGTAAATGACGGTACAAATCTCAAAATATATGTTGACGGAGTTTTGAATAATTCTAACACTAATGGTAGCAGTGGTATTGTAGGAACATCTGATTCAAGAATTGGCGCAAGGTGGAATAATGCAAACCATTACGAAGGTAATATTGATGAGTTTGCAATATGGGATAGTGACCAAAGCGCAAATATTAGCTCTATATATTCTTCAAGTGGTGCAGTAGATTTAAGTAGTCTTTCGCCTTTAGGTT